CGGCTTTTTCGTCCGGAAAATTAAGTGATTTCTTAAATGGAGGATCTCAACCAACTCAGATGGACGAAGAATATGCTGTGTTACATAAAGCGTTTGTATTGATACAAAACGGGAATCTAGGAAAGATCGAGGGTATTGATATGGAAGAACATGAATTTCATTTACGAGTTATTAAGTTGATGGATAAGATCGCAGCTGCTAAAATGAATATGAATCAATATGAGAAAGCTTTGGCCGATAAACGTTATTATAAACTACAGGAGATGGAAATAGAATATCAGAAAATCAAATTAGCGTGTGGTATACGTAAGGCACCTTTTGCAGTACAAATATATGGTGGTAGTGGTGTTGGTAAGTCTAGCGTAAATGATATTATCACGGATTGTCTTCTTTTGAGCCAGGGGTTATCTATGGCTAAAGAGTCGAGGTGTAACTTGGATTGTTCCAAGAAACACTGGGATGAATGGAAATCTAATATTGTAGCCGTTTGCTTAGATGATTTTGCAAATGCAAAACCCACTGTAGTCGAGGGTAATCCAACAGATATTATCTTGAGATTGTGTAACAATATGAGTTTCACGGCACCTAAGGCAGATTTACATGAGAAGAATTCTTGTTTTGTGGAACCATTATTGGTGACGGCAACAACCAATGTTTTGAATTTAGATTCGGCATCGTATTCCAATGAACCAGAATCCATACAACGAAGGTTCCATTATATTCTGGATGTAAAGGTGAAAGATCAATTCAAACATCTAGCAACCAATCGCCTTTGTCCGCACAAGGTTGCCAGATTTTATACTGATGAAAGTACGGGTTTAGTCGATATACCTATAATACCTGATTTGTGGAATATCGATGTTAAACATATCAACACACCAGGTAAAGACAAAGCAACTTGTGTTCCTAATATAGTAATGGTTGGAGACAAGAAAATGGAAAAGTTGTCACTGGCAGATGTGACCAGATTTTTAGTAACAGAATTTGGTAAACATGATAAACAACAAGAAGAATTTTTAGTGAGGTCTAACAAACAGAAAACAATGGAGTTATGTCCACATAAGGACTGTAATTTACCCACATGTTTGTGTACAAATGAGAGTCACAAATGTCATCAATCACAAAATTTCTTCATGCCAAGATCAGTAACGGAAGTTGGTATGCAAGTTAATGAAGTGTTGCGGCAAATGAACGAATATGGTGATTACACCAATGTACAGCAGTTATTGTCTCCGCTACGTTCTGGCTTAATATCTCATCACTCACCATTTACAAGAGCACTCACGAAAGTGGCTATGTTCTTTGGTGGGCACTATATATCATATAAATATCGTAATATATTTCATATATGTAAGTGTAGTTTATTATTATTGGGCAGTATTGCAGCTATTAAGTGCAATATTAGTTCACTAATTTTCATTCCTATGTTTGCGGTGTTATTGCAATTTGGTGAAATGTGTCTTAAGGATATAATGTATGAGAGGATTGCTAATCATATAGATGAGAAACAACAAGTTTTTGCGGCTATAGCCAGCAATATAAGAGAGAGGCATAGAGTGACTATAACTAAATCGGTAATTGCATTAGGAGGTTTATATGCATTTATCAAGATACACAAGATGTCTAGAACTTATAAAAGGCAGAGTTTTATGGAGAAGACGCCAGAAAATAAAGTGTACCATGAACAAACTTTATGGCAAGACATAAATCCTTTTAGATTCAGTTCTAAGACAAGGGAAGAGAGTGGTGATCTCATTTCAGAAACCATTCATAATAATAGGGATAAACAAAGTAATCCTTGGGTTAAGGTTAATAGGATACCTGTACCAGCTAGTGTGAGGAGCATGACTACAACACCTGTAAATTTTGTCAATGTATTACAAAAAACGTTACACTACGCCGAGATGCGTGTATCACACGGTACATATAAGGCAAATATTCTTTTTATTAATTCAAATATTTGTTTAATACCACAACATTATTTCACCAAAGATAAATCTTTTAGCGTCACGTGTGTTGGTAAAGAGCATACGTTTGAAACCTATATCAATGTATATCAATCTGTAAGAATAGGTCAAAAGGATATGCGTCTTTGTTTTTCACCAAATGGTGGATCATTTCCAAATCTTATAGATTATTTTCCTAAGAAGTCATGTGACAATCATCCAATACATCAATATTGGCGTAAAGATGATAAGACGCTAACTGTTGATAAGGCTATGGCTTTTTCAGGAGTGGTGCGAAATGCATTATGTGACTTTCAAGGTCACTACTACACCTTGCAGAATAATACCTTTAATGGACTGTGTGGAGCGATTAATGTGTCGCAGACTACAGCAACAGCCATTACAGGTGTGCATGTGGGCGGTATGTCTAACACACCAAGAGGTATTAGTGTAGAAATAACGCAACCAGAGTTAATCAAAGCTATTCAAGAATTAAATGAAATAGATGGAGTTAATGTAGGTGGTAGTGAAGGTGTTTTTCCTGTTGAGGTTCTAAATACAAAAATTCTTATCAATCAGAAAATGTCTATTAAGAGTCCATTGAAGTTCTTGGATTGCAAACCACAATTCAAATATTATGGGTCATGTATAGGTGGTAGTACTAGTAAGTCTACAGTCAGACCAAGTTTTATATCAGATAATGTTTATAAAATTTGTGGTGTACCTAATACATGGAGCGGACCAAAGATGAATCCGGAATGGTTTGGGTGGCGTAAGTGTCTTTCTGTATTATCCCAACC